TATGGAACTGGTACGGCGTATCAGCCGAAGGGCATAACTCTCCAGTCCGGTATACAAACGCTCGGAAGCTCTGCGACTGCGATTTCCGCTGATTATGTTGTCTCTATGGTATCGCTTCTTGAACAGGCGAACGTAAAGATGCTTAAACCGTTCTGGGTTATGAGTCCAATGATGAAAAGCTGGATCAAGAATTTGAAAACTTCGGTCGGGGCATATCATTACCGCGAGGAAATGACGAAGGATAAAACGCTTGAGGGGATACCCTTCATCGATACCACCCTTTCTAGCTATACGAACACTACTACTGACTATGCTGACCTTTTCCTTGCTGACTGGTGGTACTTCCTCTGGGGTGTAGGCCATGATATGGAGCTGCAAATGTCAAAAGAGGCAACATATGTTTCTGGTTCTACGACTTATTCTGCTTTCCAGCGGGATGAGACCGTGATCAAAATTCTTGCCGAACTTGATTTTGCGGTGAAGCAGCCGAAAGCCTTCGTGCATGGGACTTTCTCAGTATCTTGATAGCGCATATAAGGAGTAAAATATGAGCATAGTAAATAGACAAGGCCGATTGACCGCAGCGAAGGGCTTTCCCTCGACACTATCCGACGGCACGGCTATAACTGGCGCAGTAGTAGACCGCATGGGCTACAATTCCGCGCTGGTTATTTTCTCGTATGAGGCTTCATCTGGCTCTCCAACGAGCGCCTCTGCTGCCCTCAAGGTTCAGGACGACACCGCTTCAAACGGCAGCACTGCGGCTGATTATGCAATCCTTGAGACCGCGAAGAATATCAAAACTGCGGGAATATCGCAGTATATGGTCGACCTTTCTGGTGCTAACCGCTACATTCTCATCGTCGAAGATACGACCTATGTGGACGGTTCAAGCCCAAAGAATCAGCTCTCATGCGAGATTGTGCTCTTTGATAAGGACGTGGATTCCGATAGCTCCACGGTTTACGGGAGATAAATATGGCGGCCGTTGACGGATTATGTACTCTTACGAGTGTCAAACTGCTGCTCGGTATAAGTGATACGTCGAAAGATTCTCTCTTAGAGTCGCTTATAAATGAAGCAAGCGCCGAAATTTGCACTTATACTGGAAGAGTATTTAAGCGATCGACTTATACGTCTGAGCCTTATGCCGTCAACGGGCAGTTATATCTATATCTCAAACAGTGGCCTATCCAGAGTATTATAAGTGTGAAACTTGGTGATCTTGAGTTAACACTGGATTTGAACTATTACATGAGCGATGCTGATGCTGCTATTGGTAGGCTCTATCGGCCGCAAGGTTGGTATGGGAAGACGATAAAGCGCGGGCTTGTGCCTGACAGTTATGAAGGCGATCGTGATATACTTGTAACTTATATCGCAGGGTACTATCTACCAGATGACACGACGACACCGCCTGAGACGCCGCATTATGTGGCAGGCGCTAGCGATTCGCTACCGATTGATCTACAGGCTATTGCAAAAGCCGCTGTGTGCTTACGATACAACGCGATTCAGAAGGGAGCGGATGGGCTTTCCTCTATGAGTGAAGGCGGAGTCTCGTATAGTTTTACGGAGAGCACAAGTTTTCTCAATGCTGACATAAAACGAGCCCTGAGTAGCTATAAGAGGTATGCGGCATGATTAAGAACAAGAGCCTTGATCTCTATGAGGCGGTTATTACCTACGATGCCGAGAATAATCCTATAAAAACATGGTTATTCGTGCATGCTGTTACTTATGCTGGCGTTCTTGTTACTGACATATATCCGGTCTTGGATGGTGGCGTCCAGAATAGGCAAGGTAATTTCCAACCGAAGAGTCTTACTGAGCAAGAGATCACTGCTTGGGGAATTTCAGGACGAGCTGCTGATGCTAAATTATTCCTTTGCGACAATGATCCTGATTTAATACGTGGCAGAAGGCTTTATGATGGAGATGTGAAATACGACATCGTAGCGGTAAATGTTTGGCCTTCGCATACTGAAGTGATCCTTGTACCAGTGCAGGGAGGCGGCGGATGATCGAAATGAACGATTTTGAGGCACAAATTGCCGCATTGCAAAACAAATTCCGCGAGAGAGCCGAAAAGCTCGACACTGATATGAAGAAGGCCATCAATACTTGCTGTATTAAATTGGAAACTGACATTAAAACGCACTTCACACCGAACGGTCCGAGCGCACCGGGTGAACCGCCTGCGGTAGATACCGGGAGACTTAGGGCATCGATTACGCATCGCGTGGAAACAGAGGGCGAAGAGATCGCTGGTTATGTAGGTACGAATGTTGAATACGCAACCGACCTTGAGTTTGGCACATCGAAAATGGCAGAGCGGCCATTTATGATCCCGGCTGTCGAGCGCAATAAAGAGTGGATAAAAGAGAAACTCAAGCAAGTGGTGAAAAAACCTGAAGATGTGGAGAGCGAGACATGACGATCAAATCATGGCTTGTAGGAAAGCTCAAAGCGGACACGCCACTAATGGCAGCGATAACCGATTCGACGCATCTCTTACCACAGCACCCCGGTACTATCACAGTCTTCCCTTGTCTGATCTATACTGAGGCGAATAATGCGGATACTGGATATTTCGACAATGTCGCCACTGCTGCTGAAAGTGTGTTCACTTTCGACATATATACTTCTGGTGGCTCGACCTCGGCGATTGCGGAGGCGCTTCATACGGTGATGGCAGGATTATTCTATAATTGCGATTTTTCAGCGGATGTCCCTGACGCGGACTTGAACGTCAAACACAAGACATGCAGATATAGGCGTATTTTACGCGCCGAAGATTTATTATAAGGAGTTAATTATGGCATATGCTAATAGACCAGCTTTTGGAGCTTCAGATTTAGTCTACGCGCTTCAAAATCCTGGTAGCGATGTTAAGGGCGGGACTGCTACTTATGGAACGGTGAAAGCTCTCGCAGGGCTTGGGAAAATATCGGTCAATCCGAATCCTTCTATCGCCAAGTTGGCTGGGGATGATGATGCAAGACAACACATTTATTCAGCGATTGGCAAGATTGATGTTACTGTTGAGCTAAACGATATGAGCCCTTCTGCTGAAGCGGAAATTATGGGACACACGTACGCCGCAGGTAGTATCGTTAAAAGCGAAACCGACCAGCCGCCGACGCTCGCACTTGGCTATAAGGTAAAACACACCGGATCGAGCGTTTATACCTATGTTTGGCTTCTGAGTGGTGTGTTTCTACCGCCAGATGAAGCAAACGACACTAAAGCTGAGTCTGTAACTTTGAGACGTAAAAGTCTTAAGGCTGAATTCTATCCTCTAGTATCGACCGGCGCATGGGAGCATAAACTTCGCACGGATGATGCTAATGCATCGGCTGGTCTTATCGCGGGTTTCTTTTCAACAGTGGTGCAATCTGGCTCGGCTAACCTGGCCGCTCTTACTCTGACTTCTGGCGCTGGCGATGCTTCTGATAAGATCATAACTCTTACCTTTAACAAAGCAAGCGGAACGGCGGCTATTGCTAACGCTTCAGCTACCAATGTTTATGTGATTCTGGATAGCTCGCATGCAATCCTTACTCCAACTAGCTATGCTCCAAGTGTAGCAGGTGCAACACCGACACTTGTTTTGACGTTTAGCTCTTTGACTGCTGCTGCACATACTATTGTAGTAACAGCTGATCTCAAAGACAACCATGGCGTTTCCTGCGTAGCAAAATCTATTGCGGTAACTCCGCAAGCATAATTTAACCAGGGGCGCGAGCCCCTGGTATAGGAGGGTTTATGGCAAAGAAACCGATTTTAATTATCGACGATCTCGCGCCGGAACATGAGATTGTTACTGTCTTCGGCCAGGATTATGAGCTTCTCGATTATGAGGACATGGGGTTGACGAAATATTCAAAATTCCTCAAGAAATATGGTTCGATCGGCGAGCGTATTACAGTTGGCGCTGATCTAACAGATGAGGAATACGAGAAGCTAGAGAATGATCTCACTGAGATGGTAAAAACGATACTCATTGGCATACCGCATGATGTAGCTGCGAGGATTACGTTTGAGAAAAAGCAGAAGGTACTCGCCTGTTTTTTTACCGTGGCGACGCAGAAGATTCAGGGGATGACTTTAGAGAACCAGTAGATTATGGCGATTTAATTCCAAGATTACAGGATCGTTATAAGGCGGGCGATCCACTGGTTTGGCTAGATATGCCGATGCGCTGGCTAAATGCGTTTATCAAGATGCTCCCAAAGTTGCAGGCAGAAGGAAGTGTCCAGCGAGTCCAAGAGGAGCAGATCGGCTCTGGGATGATGGAGAAAGAGAGCGCCGAGGAAATATGGCAAGCATGGTTAGAACAGATCGATCCTGGAAGATTCGAGGAAGACGATGATATTCCGTCATTCCTTTTATGAGGTGCTGAATGGAAATTGACGAGTTGGCCGTAAAAATAACCGGGGATTCAACCTCGTTGCAATCGGCGATGAATCAAGCGACCGAAAGCATGAATAAGCTCGGTATAAATACCTCAAAATTAACAGGCCTTCTTGGCGCTGCTGGCCTTACGGCTGCTTTTAAGATGGCTTACGACGCAGCCGACAAAATGATACAGGCTTATCGTGGGGATGAGACAGCGCTATTAAAATATAATGCCGCTTTGGCGGCTTCCGCTGTTATAACCGCGCAAGGAAAGCGCGTGCTCGATGATTATGTACCAGTATTCGCTTCGCTGTCCGGAATTGCCGAGGCGGATACACAAGCTATGATTGCGCGTCTCGCCGCTTATGGTCGCACCGATGAACAGATCAAGACGATGATGGAAACAGCGCTTGGCATGTCAGCCGTTCTCGATATGGATGTAAATACAGCGTTAACTCAGCTAAATATGACTTTCCAGGGAACAGCTGGAAGACTCGGCATGCAGATAAGCGGACTTAAGGAATTAACCGCCGAGCAACTAAAGAATGGCGATGGGTTACGGCTTCTTAATAGCAAATATGGCGAGTTTTCGCAAACATTAAAAACTTCAACAGATGTTTCGATTAAGAATTTCGAGAATGCGTGGTCAGATTTGATGTCTGTAATGGGAGAGTCAATAGCGAAGACAATAAATCCATTGCGGGATGCAATTACAAATCTTTTTAGGCATATAATAGATTCCATCTCCGAGACAAATAAGCTGAACGAGGCTTTCAGAAAAACTGCTGATGGTACGGCAACCCTTAATGATAAGTTGCTCATACAAACAAATATACTTAATAATCTGAAATACACTAGAAAAATGGCGGAGTATGATCCTACTGTATCGAAAGAAGAATTGGCCGATCTTGATAAAGCGATCGCTGCACAGCAGGCGCTTGTCGACAAGCTAGGAGAAAAAGTTACCGCAGAGACCGCAGCTGCCGACGCCGCAAAGGCTACTGCTACAGCAGCGGCAGAGGCCGCAGCCGCCGCTAAGAAAGCGACCGACGATGCTATTGCCGCGCAGATCCGGGGTCGCAAAGATGCGCAGAAAGCCTATGAAGATTCTCTCGCGCAGATCGATGTTAAAGTTAGATTAGGGGTGATGACTGAGCAGGAAGCTGCTGATGCTAAGTATGCTGCAAATCAAAAGTTGATTGATGATCTTATCGCGTTAGGATATACAGGAAACGTAGCTACTGGACAAATTGGGGATCAGGCGCTTGCTGCAGCGGTGGCGCGTAATGCAAATCTTCTTGCAAACACAAAAGAAATGGTTGATGCTATTATCACCGAAACGGCCAGAATACTTGCACAACAGCAAGAAGTAGCTGCATGGGAAGCTGCATATCTTGAAAAAAAGAAAGCTGAAGCCGAGGCTTTAGAGAGAGCTCATCGTAGATACAATATTAAACGCCTTGAAGCAACTGAAGAAGTTACTAAAAAAGAAGATGCAGCGTGGGCAAAACTTCAGAATGATATTACTGCCGGCTCATCCGGCACTGCACAACGTCTTGAGCAGGATACTCAGAATAGAATTAGGACACAACAGAATTATGCTCGGGCAATGGCGAATATAGCGCAGGGTTTTGCAGCAGAGCAGACTAGAATTTTTGAAATTGGACAACAGGAAGCGTTAGAAGCAGCACAGGGGATTCAAAGACGATATATAAATAACAGATTGGAAGCTACGGAAGAAATTACCAGAAAAGAAGATATTGTCAATGAGAAACTTCAGAACGAGATTGCGGCTGGTCTTACTGGTACTGCGCAACGTTTAGAGCAGGATGCACAAAATAGAATTAAAATAGGGCAAAACTATTACAATGCGATGGCGAATTTAACCCAACGTTTCGCTAAAGAACAAACGATTAAATTTGAGGTTGAACAGGAAGAAAAAAGAGGGGTCGCGCAAAGATTTCAAAAAGAATTTATAAATAACAGATTAGCAGCTATTGAAGAAATCACTATAAAAGAAGAAGCTGCTAATGAAAAACTCCAAAAAGAAATAATAAATGGTTTTACTGGTACTGCACAGCGCGCGGAACAGAATGCGCAAAATAAAATTAAGACTGAAGAAAACCATTATAATGCGATGTGGAATATAACTCAGCGTTTTGCAGCAGAGCAGACTAGGATATATGAGACAGAAAATCAAGAAAGGTTAGAAACAGCACAGAGATTCCAGAGACGATATATAAATAATCGCCTTGCAATAACTGAAGAAATCACAATAAAAGAAGATGCCGCTGAGAAAAAGTTACAGAATGAGATTTCAGCGGGTCTTACTGGCACTGCGCAGCTTGCTGAGCAAATGGCAGTACGCAGAGTCAAGACCGAAGAAAACCATTATAATGCGATGGCAAATAGACTTCAGCGTTTTGCCGAGGAACAGACTGCGATATATGAGACTGAGCAAAAAGATAAATTAGAGATTGCACAGGAATTCCAGAGACGATTTATAAATAATAGATTAGAAGCGACTGAGGCTATTACCATTGCAGAAGATATTGCTAACGAGAAACTCCAAAATGAGATTTCAGCAGGTCTTACTGGCACTGCACAATTAGCAGAACAACTAGCTGCACGTAAAATAAAGGCCGAAGAAAACTATTACAACGCGATGGCGAATTTAGCTAAAAGAAGGTTGGCTGAAGAAGAACGAGATCGTCAAGGCCAGATTGAAGGGGAGAGATATACTCGTGCTTATGCTGCATGGCAAGCAGCGAATGAATATACTGTAGTTTATCAGAATTTGATTGAATCTATATCAAAAGAGCGTGATAAAAGTAAGCGCGATTTTCTTAAATCTCTACTTGATAAAGTTACCGCCGCACATGAAGCTGGCGCTACTGTCCAAAAGATCAACCTTATGATAGCGAATGAGACAAGCAAATTCGCTGCTGGTCAAGAAATTGATTCACTTTATAAACGAATCGCTTATAATTCGCAGGAAGCGTTCGATATTCAGATAAAAGAATGGGAAGAATTAAAAACTGTTTTCGCTGACGATGCCGATAGATTGAAAGAAATAAATGCGATTATTGAAGCGATCAAAGATCAAAAACTAGATGATGCTGCGCTAACGTTTATGAAATATGCTTCATTCGTTTTATTTTCTTTCTCTCAACTATTTTCTGGCCTAAATAATTTGATTGCGGCACAGACTGAAAACGCCATCGATGTCGTCGAAAGCCGTCTTGAAGCATTGAAAGAATCCTATGGTTCTACCGCCGCCGAGTTGCAGACGATGTATGACGCTCTTGAACGCATGGGGGCTATAGAAAAGGCCACCTCGATTAAAGCACAACTGGAAAAGGAAAGAGCTGTTGAAGATTATACTTCGCTTACGATGGAACAGCTTACTAGCCTTTATGCTACCGCAATGGAATTAAACAATACACAATCTGCAGCGGAAATTGCGGCTGCTATGGATAGAGTTAAGGCTGAAGAGGATGCCGCAGAAGAAATTAAAAAGATACAGTACAATGCTGCTGTCTCCGAGTGGAATCTAAAATATTTATCTACAATTGCCAGCTCGGCTCAAGCGGTGATGGAAGCATATAAATCAATGATGGCTCTTGGTCCAGTTGCCGCGGGGATAGCTGCCGCTGCGGCTACGGCATTTGGCGCAGTACAGATTGCTGCTGTTGCTGAAGCAAAACCGAAGCTCGATATTGGCGGAATCGTTAAAGCGCGCGAAGATACTCATGTCGCTGTTGGTAAGGGCACAAGTGAGATTATGCTCGGCACTTCTGCTCTGGGTGATCCTTTGATGCAAGGCTTTGCTGACCTTGTGGCCTCTAGGGTATCAGGTTCGGGGATGCGGACACTTCTACCCGTACAGATTGTACTCAAAGATAAAGTTATCGCCGAAAGTGTCGTCTCGCTCATCGATGATGGACAAGTGAGATTCAAAAAACTGAAGGTGGCTAGATGAAAATACTTTTTACAAACCTTTTGGATACCGCAACGTTGTCTGCTGGTGGGACATCGGTCAATTATCCACTTGCGAATCTAAAGCATCCTTTCTTAAAAAAGAAATTTCAGCAAACCGTGGCAATATCGGGGGGTTCAATTTCCGATGCCGATGCGCTTACGCTTACTTGGACAACTGACCAGGTTATAGATTTTGTGGCTGTAGGTTTTACTAATGCGAAGACGCTAACATTAAAGCTATATAATTCGGCTAATACGCTTATTAGTTCGCAAGTTTTTACATATCCAGCGCTTGGAAAATCTTTTCCAGCAATCTCGGGAGTACGAAAGGTAAAGCTCTTGATGCATAATGGAACGAGTGATAATCCGATGACTCTCTATCTAGGGAGTCTTGGTATTGGCTTAGGTTATGCAATGCCCAATCCTAGATATGATTGGGAAAATGGGCTAAAAGATAATTCTTTTGGAGTAACAACGATTGATGGCCAGGTATCAGGCCAGTATGTCGAGCCTTTGCGTTCTTTACGCTTTTCTTTTGTAACTCATGATCAAGATATAGTGCTTTATATCCTCTCGCAAGTTAAGAACCTTGGCAAATTTACACCGCTTTGGGTTTTGCCTTTCTCTGGCGTTCTAGCGACTTTTCCTGCGATTTACGCTACGATCCCTGAGGGGTTAGAAAACACGAGCTTTGATGAAGATAGACGCCAGTATAATTTTGATCTAACTTTTCAGGAGGCTAGATAATGATCGAGAAAATTATTGCTCCATCGGAAGTGCCTATATCTATAGATGATTGGCAACATCTGATTGAGATTCAGGCCGCGCTCCTTCTGGCCGTCCAGGGCGCGGAGCGGATCGTCGGGTCGAACGTGGTCAGGGGCGCGGTGTTTTTAGTTGGCGGGGCGACGTACCTTGCGACAGCCGATACCGCGATCACCGGCACGGCCTCGGATTACGTCAAGCTGACCGTCTCCCTCGACGGACTGACCCTGACGCCGTCCTACGTGGCGGACCTGACCGGGGTGACATGGGATTCGGCCAATAACGGGTATTATGACGTTGACGGGAATCTGTACGTCCTCCCCTGGAAAGAAGCGTCGCACGGGAAAAAGATATTTACCGAGTCGGGAGAATGGGTCGTCCCTGTTGGAGTGTCGACCGTATGGATCACCGGATGCGGGCGCGGAGGGAATGGTGGAGGCGGAGGAGATGGGTACGGTGTACTGCCTAACAGATACGGGGGCGGGGGGGGGGGCGGGGGTGGA